TGTAAAAATGGATTTACTCCACGTTGGGCAAGCATTTCACGATCTGCCATTTTCGTGTCAATTGATTCACGCCTTGTTCCACTGGAATTTTGATTTCGTGAAAACGAAGAATTCGTAATATTGATTAAGTCAGAATCTTGATTAAAAAATGTATCATCTGCTAAAGATTGATTAATAGCATTTGTTTGACTGTCGTATTCGTATTCTATATTTTGTTTCTCTTGTTGTTTTTCTTGTTTTTCTGGTCTGGCACTCTTATAATATGCTTCACCTGTGCTCCATTTCCAAGTATTCATTATTATAATACTTTTTAAAATAATGAATTTATAAACTTATAATTGTCCTTCCTTTATAATTACCATATTCTTAGTAAACATAAATGCATCTTTGTTAGTTCGTCTTCGTTTCAAATTACATTCTAAACATGCTATTAATAAATTACCACTATTATGTCCTATATCATTATTAATTCTGTCAAGAGACCATTGTTTCATTTCTCTAACTCTTTCATACAAAATATAGACTTCTTGAGAACAATATTTACATTTCATTTTAGACTCAAGTAACAGTTCAATTACTTCGTTAAATTTAACCAAGTTATCTTCGTTTAATCTTTTCTTTAATATATCCTGTTGCTTATAACTACATATTTTTGTTTTTATGTGTGATGTTATTAATGCTGTATATTTATTCTTTTCTAATGTTTCATTCTTTATACATTCTAAAATATTCAATTGGATTTCTTGAGATAGTTGCTCTTCATTTAATCCCCAAGTTTGGGTTTCTACTCTCATTTTTCTTTCCTTTTCGTAATTTATGTTTTTTGTATTCGTTTTTATATTTGTGTTTATATTTTTACTTTTTTGTGTGTCTGCAATAATTATATGTTTTGTATTACTGTTTTCGTTATTGGGATAATCCATCATTTCCTATAGCCTATACTAACAAAAAAAGACTTTATAATAAAACCAATATAAAAAGTATATGTAATATAACTGTTTTATTATATATAAAAAAAGTGAGTTAAAATCTATTTAACATATTATATTATAAATGAATAAAGAAACTCAAAATAGCGATTGTAACGAACTTAAAACATTAAAATATAAATCTATGATTTTAAATGGTATGCCTTGGCCCGAAAGTAAATCATCTACCGATCTAGCTAATCTAGATAAATTTCTTGAAAATGAAAAAATAAACAACGCCAGTGAACCTTGGAGTAAACTGGATAAAACAGCTAAAATTAAAAAATTATCCTTATTTGCGGTTGTATATAAAACACAAAATAACTTATCTGACGATGAATATAACCGGCTTATTTCTTTTTTTAGAGATTGTTTGGATAAAAAGAAATTACAGCGAGTGAAAGATGTAAGTTATAATAAAGATACTGGTGAAATTAAAGACATACCTGCATTATATTTCAATAAACCAACAAACCATTTCACATTAAAAAATGTCGATAAGCGTGTTTCAACCGTAAGAGGTCTCGCTCCTAAGAAAAAACAGGGAACCGCTAAAAATCTTAAGGTAATCGATACTGATTCTGAAAACGAAGATTAAATTAAATAAAATTGATTTTTGTATTGATATAGAAATAAAATATATAACAATATAGAAACACAAATGACCGAAAATACCGATTTATTAGATATAACAGAACAGATTATTCCAGAAGAAGACCCACGTTTCTTTAACGATGAAGAGTCGTTAGAAATATATCAAACATGTATTCATCTAATGGAAGAATTTATTGCAGATAATCCAAAGATTATTTCAGAACCTGATTTTGACGAGATATTTGATGAAAATATTCAAGAATTAATGCACTCTCATTTTGATTTTGACATATTTTATACGGAAGAATCACAAGAAGAAATGGAAGAAATCATTGAACACTCCAAAACCGATTTCTTTAAAGATCATATGCCACCTCGTTCTTATCCTGATACAATTATTTTAGAGGAACCTGACCACGAATATATTAAAGAACAATTGGATATTTTAAGAAATAAACCTCAGCCTACTCAACGAACAAAAGAATGGTACGAATTTCGCCATAATTTAATTACAGCTTCCAATGCCTACAAAGCATTTGAAAATCAAACAACACAAAATCAGCTTATTTATGAAAAATGCCAACCATTAAATCAACATTTATATGTAGACGGTGATGACCTTGAAGATAATGAAGATAACGAAGATTTAAAAGAAATTAAAGAAATAAAAGAGATTAAAGAAATAGTTATGGTAAACACTAACACTACTTTACATTGGGGGCAAAAATACGAACCATTATCCGTCAAATATTATGAACACGTATATGGCACGAAGATAGAGGATTTTGGCTGTATTCAACACGAGACCTTCTTGTTTCTAGGGGCCTCTCCGGATGGCATCAATGTGGACCCAGAAACAACTAGATATGGTCGTATGTTGGAAATTAAAAATATAGTTAATCGTGAGATTGACGGCATCCCTAAAAAAGAATATTGGATACAAATGCAACTTCAAATGGAAGTCTGTGACCTAGATGAATGTGACTTTTTAGAAACGAAGTTTACTGAATATCCCGATGCAGCTTCTTACGAAAACGACACATCACCCGAAACTTATGAAGACGAAGATGGAGTTGAATTTAATAACATTTGTTTATCAAAAGATAATAAAATGAAAGGCGAAATAATTTACTTTCATACAAAAGAAGGCAAACCATTTTATGTATATAAACCACTAGATATAATTCATCCTTTAGACATTATCGAGTGGAGAGAAAAAGTAATTGATTGCTATACACAGAATCAACAATTATCATACACATTTATGAAGACACTTTATTGGAAATTACAGGAAGTAAGCTGTGTGTTAGTTTGTAGAAATCGTCAATGGTTTAAAGATAATATAAAGGATTTGGACCAACTGTGGTCAATCGTAGAAAAAGAACGCGTTAGCGGTTATGAACATCGTGCCCCTAATCGCAAACAAAAAAAGGAAAATATTGTTGATTTAACTACAAAACCTAATGGCGGCTGTTTGTTGCAATTTAATAAAGATACTGGAAAAATTACTGTTGTTAAAACTGATTCTAATTCATAAAATGCAATTATTTCCTGTGAACCTTATATTTGTGTTGTCTCTTAGTCTTCTTAGACTTCTTCTTTTGTCTATTTTTTATTGTCTTCTTCTTTTTCGCTTTATTTTTTATTTTACCGCCTTCTAAGTTGAGATTTTCAATTTTGATGTCTCTAGGAGAAGCCTCTATTTTTTGTATTTTACTTCTTATGGTTTGTAACTCATTTTCAACTGGTTGTATTTTTTCTAAAAATTCAGGAGTGAATTCTGTCCCTATTTTATTTATTGGGAATTTTGATTGATTAACTAGGGTTGCATATTCTTTTTCTATATACGTTAGAGAGTTATAAAGTTGACCTAACATATGTTGAACGTTTGCATCTTTAAACTCACAAATAATATGTTTTATATATCCAGGCTCTTCTTTATTTACAATTCGTATTATTTTTGACTTTTCAGTTTCAATATCATATGCGTCTTGTATTACATTATCGAATGTGTCATCATTTCTAATACTTTCATCACCTTTAAATCGTTTAATCATTGCTATATTAGTCTCACCTGTAAAGCAATTTGAATAACGTCCTGATAATTTAGAGTTTATTACAAAACCAAATTTAGTGTACAAACATAATGCATTTACTTTTGTGAAACCACCAGCTATTTCTAATAATCCTAGGTGTATAATTGGCGGACCAAAATACGGAATATTTATATCTTCCGGGGGTCTTAATTCTTCTAATCTTTGGTTATAATCTGTTTTTCTTGGATGACTTAAAATGGTATATAAATATAATCCTAATAATATATTTCCACAGCTATAACATTGTTTTGAACATATCAAATTTAATGCATACGCGTTAGCAAATTTATTACATTCTTTTCTTTGAACAATAATTAACGATATTATTATATTCTGTAATTCTCTAATATCTGGTTGTATACTGGTGTCAATAATAAATGCTATATCATAATCAACATAACTAGTCTGTTTTTCAATGGATCTCTCTAAAACTTGTTCCAAATATCGGGTTGTTATATCAGAACACAAATTTTCCTTTATAATAGCCATTCTTAATTCAATTGCTATTTGATAATCAGTTATATTTGGTCCATTAAAATATTCTAATATTTGATCTAGATTCATTATTGTTTTGTTAGTTAGTTGTGATGAAATATTAGGCAAATATAAGTCTAAAATTGTTTTTGTAAAAAAGTTGCTTTTTATTTTGGGTTTTATTACTTCTGGCATTTGTATTTGCATCGACATTGTAGAAGCCGGTTTGGCCCAAGTTGTCTTCATTTTTTTATTAACTGGGACTAATCTATTGGGATTATAATCATCATCTATTATTTCTTTATTCATAGGGTCAAATTCATCATATTCATCATCTGACATATTATCTATATATTATGAATATAAATAATAATTTAGTATAAAATATTCTCATTCGTTGGAATAGAATAATATAAGTCATTCTGTTCGGTTCTAAAATAGCCAACACGTGCTCCTTGACCTTCTTCTGCCGGAGGTAATGGATAAATTTCGTTCGATTTATTTTTGATACTGTGATATACCGCTCCGCAAAACTCTGGTCTTGTGCACGTTCCTTCATCTGGATTTTTAACATAACGCAAGTTGTTAGTTACTTGTTTAAAAGATGGCAAAGAAAATATTGGATAATGCCACCATATTGTGCTAGCACTATCATCTGAAACCTCGTTTTTGCCTATTAACGGAAAATCATTTAATATAGCTTTATCAACGGATACAGGATAAGTTCCTTCAGTTTTTCCAAAAGAGCTTGTCTTAAACCCTTCTGATTGTTTGATAAAAGAAGCTAAATATAATCCTAACGCTAATATTAATATTAAAAATATAATACTTCCTAGAAAAGTGTTTGACATTATATAATATACAATAATATAATTTGTTTTAGTTGCTGTTGTATAATTAATCTTTTAAAAAACCAACTTAAAATTATACTAACATAACTTAGTATAAAATGGAAACTATTAGTATGCGCGTTACTAAAAGAGATGGAGAATTAGAAGAAATTGCGTTTGATAAAATTCTTTTAAGAATTAAAAAATTGGGACAAGAAGCTAATATTCAAATTAATTATCAACAACTAGTAATGAAAGTCATTGATCAGTTATATGACACGATTTCCACGACTAAAATTGACGAATTGGCTGCTGAACAATGTGCATCTCTTTCTACATTGAACCCAGATTATGGAACGCTTGCCGGACGAATTATTGTTTCGAATCATCAAAAAAATACAGTAGCTAACTTTTCAAATGTTATAAACGATTTATATAATTTTACCGATATTCACGGAAATAATAACCCACTAGTCTCTCAAAATCTTTTTAATTTTGTGACTAAATTTTCTAAAGAATTAGACAATATGATTGTTCACGATAGAGATTATTTAATTGACTATTTTGGCTTCAAAACGTTAGAACGAGCATATTTATTTAAATTAGGAAATAAAATAGTTGAAAGGCCTCAACATATGTGGATGCGTGTTTCGGTTGGTATTCATGGTTATTTGAATAATGATAAATCTCTAGAATTAATCAAAGAAACATATGATTTAATGTCTCAAAAGTTTTTTACCCACGCAACTCCTACTCTTTTTAATGCAGGAACTCCAAGACCGCAAATGAGCTCTTGTTATCTATTAGCAATGGAAGATGACAGTATTGAAGGTATATTTAATACATTAAAAGATTGCGCGCATATTTCTAAATGGGCAGGTGGCATTGGATTACACGTTCATAATATTAGAACTAAAGGCACACATATTCAAGGCACCAATGGTAAATCTAATGGTCTAGTGCCAATGTTGCGTGTATTTAATAATACTGCTCGCTACGTTGACCAAGGAGGCAATAAGCGTAATGGTTCGTTTGCTATTTATTTGGAGCCGTGGCATCCTGACATTTTTGACTTTTTAGAAATGCGCAAAAATCACGGTGATGAAGAGTTAAAGGCACGTGACCTATTTTATGCTTTATGGGTCCCTGATTTGTTTATGGAAAGAGTTAAAGAAAAGAATGGTAAATGGTCTCTATTTTGTCCCCACGAATGTCCTGGTTTAAGCGATGTCTATGGACAAAATTTTAAGTCTCTTTATGAAAAATATGAGCAAGAAGGTAAGGCCAGAAAAACTGTTAATGCAAGAGATTTATGGTTTGCCGTTTTAGACGCACAGATGGAAACCGGCACTCCCTATTTACTTTACAAAGACGCCGCAAACCAAAAATCAAATCAGAAAAATATTGGAACTATTAAAAGTTCAAACCTTTGTACAGAAATCATGGAATACTCTGACGCTAATGAGACTGCCGTGTGCAACTTGGCATCTATCGCGTTACCTGCGTTTGTAAATCATTCTTCTAAACAATTTGATTATTCTATGCTTCACGAAGTTACAAAAGTAGTAACTAACAACTTAAACCGGGTTATTGATATTAATTTTTATCCCACAGAAAAAACCAAACGAAGTAACTTTAGACATCGACCTATTGGTATTGGGGTTCAAGGTCTAGCAGATACATTTGTTCTAATGGATATTCCGTTTCATTCTGATGAAGCCAAAGAAGTAAATAAATTAATTTTTGAAACTATTTATCACGCTGCTTTAGAAAAAAGCAATGAACTTTCTTTAGAACGCGGTAAACTAATAAAACAATTAATGAACGGACCTAGGTCAGAATTATTAGAAACAGTAGACCAACAAGAGTATAGCATTTTAAAACGGGAAAATACTGACTTACTTGGGGCTTATAGTTCATTTGAAGGCTCTCCTTCTTCACAAGGCATCTTACAATTTGACATGTGGTCTGTAACTCCCTCAGAACGTTACGACTGGGCTTCTCTCAAAAAATCTATTATAACCTACGGTTTAAGAAACTCACTTCTAGTTGCTCCAATGCCAACCGCATCTACCTCTCAAATTCTAGGATATAATGAATGTTTTGAGCCATTCACTAGCAATTTGTATTCGAGAAGAACCTTAGCCGGTGAATTTGTTGTCGTCAATAAATATTTAATGAAGGAATTAATTGACTTAGGATTATGGAATGAACAAATAAAAAACAATATTATTGCCAATAAGGGCTCAGTTCAACAGTTAACTGTGTTGCCTGAACACATTCGCAATAAATATAAGATTGTTTGGGAAATTCCTATGAAACAGTTAATTGATATGTCTGCTGATAGAGGTGCTTATATTTGTCAAAGCCAGAGTTTAAATTTATGGATGGAGGAACCAGTATACAACAAACTAACATCAATGCACTTTTATGCTTGGGAGAAAGGCCTAAAAACTGGTATTTATTATTTGAGACGAAAGGCAAAACATCAGGCTCAACAGTTTACAATTGAGCCAGATGCTAGGGTTGAAGAAAAAGACGAAATTTGTGAAATGTGTTCTGCTTAGAATTATTTTCTGGTTCTTCTAGACTTTCTGGATTTTCTCGATTTTTTAGACTTTCTAGACTTTCTGGGTCTTCTTCTTTTAGTTTTTTTACCACCGTTCTGACTACTACCATTTCCATTTACCATTTCATCCGTTAAAACGGCAGCATCTATTGGTTGACATATAGTTAAACCGGGAGACCCAACTCCAGAAGCATCTACGCCTGCTGGTGTAAATTCATTAATAATTCTAACTATTGGGTTAATTGGGGACATATCTTTTAGTATTAAATATATGTCAGGTGCTCCCACACCACAAACAGGAACATCGTTACTGTTCGGTGTAAATTGTATGCCTTGAACCCATAAACGATAAAAAACTCTTAAACAAGCGACTACATCAATTAAAGCATTGTGTAACGCAGATTCATTTGGAGCGTATCCGAACATTCTAAAATAGGCTTCATTTAATTTAGGCGTTTTAAAAACAGGAGGATTTTTATTACGATTATAACTTTGATATATCTTAACTAAATTAGTGGATTTACAAGCAGTGCAATAAATTTTATTAGCACTTTTTGCTGCAACTATTTCGTTTAGTATTTCTGGTTTACTATGTCTTGCACATTCCGCTAACAACATATTAATGTCAAAATTCACGTTATGTCCAGTCACTACAGTAGCATCCCTAAAAAAAGTCATAAATTCTTCTAATGCTTCTTCTACATTTACCCTATTTGATGCTAGTCCAGCTCTTATAGCTGTTTCTGTAATATGATGAGCAGTAGACAAGTATTCCTCTGTTGTAAATTGTGGAGGCATATTTACGTAAATATCTCTTTCAATTGTTTCATTTGTATCCATATCAAACATTATGTAACTTAACTGCACTATATAAGGCCACGTTTCTGTATAATTTTCCCATAAACTAGGATTTTCGTCCAATGCCCTTTCTTCTCCTCTTTTTGCGTCTCTAATTGGTCTCATTCTAGCATTATACTTAAAAGATGTTTCTCCTTTTTTATAAGGATAATCTTTTTCCGTTACTTGAAATGGAGGTAACCCAGTTGTCTCGGTATCAAATACTAGTACTTTTACCATTTATATAATAAGATAAAAATTTATTATATAATACATTTTATTAATTGTGTGATTTTCATATCTAAGCAAACTCTTTACAAATCCCAAATGTTTTCCTGTGCCATTTAGTAATACCGTGCTGTTTAATGCCATCCATATGTTTTTTAGAACCATAGCCTTTATTTGAATCTATTCCATAATGTTCAATTAATTCTGGATTTAAAACACATAGGTCTTCAATATATTTATCTCTTTCTACCTTTGCTAATATGGACGCGGCCGCAATAGATGTATATTTATTATCACCGCCTTCAATTAATTGATACTTTATAGTCTCCATTTTAGTTTTTGTTTTGTTAAGAGTTGTATATGGTTTAAAATAATTGCCATCAACTAACAATAATAAACTTTCTATAGGAATATCTGGTAGTTTCGTTAAAACAGTTTTTATACATTTATGCATTGCTGATTGTGTCGCTTGCAATATATTAATGTCATCTATTGTTTGTTCATCTTCATATTCTACTGCCCATGCAGTCGCATTGTCTTTTATATATTCAGCAACCTGTTCAATCTTTTTTTTACTGTGAAATTTTTTACTGTCTTTCATTTGAGAATGGTCAATACTGTTATCTTTAGGTAAAACAACAAGACCAGCATAAACTCTACCAAACATCGGCCCTCTGCCTGCTTCATCAATTCCTAATTCAATAATGCTGGTATTGTTATCATAACATATTTTTAAAGCTTGTTGAATATTTCTCTTCTTTTTTTGAACAACTGTTTGTCCTTCTTCGACTGTTGATACATTATTTTTTGTCCTTCTTTTAGAAATAGGTGTTATCTCGAAGGGTTCTTCGTTTACAGTTTCTTCATCTAATTTTAAATCATCTTCTTCGTCGTCGTCAATAATTACAGCACTAACCCATTCATCGTTTTTCTTTCCAGACATCTTTGTTATATATTTATAAATTAATAACAAATGTATAAACAAATCAATTTTTTATAAATATTTATAAAAAAGGTGAAAAAGTTTTTTCACAATATAAATTATACAATGAAGGGTGAATTATTAATACTTTTTGTAATTTTATTATTAGGATTAATTTTATGTTCCTTTTTAGGAGGTAAAGGATATATGGAGGGTATGGAAAATAATTCCTCTAGCCAAGTATTTTATGGTCCCAATGGAGCCTCTGCTCAGATACAAAGCGACTCCAACGGACAAAATAGTTTGGCTGTAACCAACAGTGACGGAACTACATCTATGTATACTACCAATGGGTCTTCTGGGTCTTCTGGTTCTTCTGCTTCTTCTACTACATATACTGGCCCCAATGGAAGCACTGCTAAGGTCGTCACAAACTGGGATGGAAGTGTTGCTCTTGCTGTAAAACAACCAGATGGGTCGGTTCATACTTATAAGTTAAGTGATAATTCTGGTTCTTCTTCTTCTTCAAGTTCTAGTTCTACAAATGGGTCTTCTACTACAAATGGGTCTTCTACTACAACAAATGGGTCTTCTACTGGTTCTACAAATTATGACAATTACAACCACTATAGCGGCACATCGTCTCCAACCATTTATTATGGCCCTGACGGAGGAACCGCAAAGGTGATGCAAACACAAAATAATAATACAATTGTAGTAACAAATAAAAACGGTTCGACACAGATTTATTACATTGATAATAATGGAAGCGATCCCAGTATGTCTACTTATTATGGACCAAATGGTGGCTCAGCTAAAATGATTACAGATAGTAACGGAAACCAAGCGGTTGAAATTACTAGTCCAAATGGCTCTAAATTGGTATATACAGGTGATAATGCTTACACATATAATAGTCAAGATGACACCATAAACCAATATGATGCTGATAATAATACAACAGGTTCTGATATTAATGCTGCAACTTATTATGGACCTAATGGTGGCCAAGCTTCAACAGTGACAGGTCCTTCTGGTAACACATATTCTACATATGATTCATCCGCTTATTACAACTCTCTTCCCCAAGGAATTTCCAGATCACAAATTCCTTCTGGTCAAGAAGATTTGTATATTTTGAAGTCTCAAGTTGTTCCTCCAGTTTGCCCAAAATGCCCGGACCCAATTGTTCAGTGTCCTGAAAACAATGATGTGACAAAATGCCCGCCTTGTCCTCCTTGTGCTCGTTGCCCTGAGCCTGCATTTGACTGCAAAAAGGTGCCAAATTATAGCGCATTTAATCAAGATTTTATGCCTGTTCCAGTATTATCAGATTTTTCAACATTCGGAATGTAATGCGGGGACACCCCGCACGCCCCAAAATATAAGTTATATAACATTTCAAACAAATTAAAGATTTAATATAATTATAATAAATATATTAAATGTCTATTTACGGTCATTTTACGCAACAATATTATGGAAATAAAATTATATTTCCTGAAAAATCATTTTTAATTTCAGGTATTAGTTTTTACAAGGATAATTGTTTAGATATTACATACGATACTGAGCTGTCAATGAATTTTGAGCCTGAAAATAAATATGACCCATCAGCAATATCTATTACAAATAATAATAAAATTATTGGATATGTTCCAAATACAAAAATTAAAGAATTATGTAAAAATAATATTACAGAACCTTTGAAAATAATTAATATAAAAATGATAAATGGAAATTATGGTATTCGTGTTATACCTAAATGTTTTTATGTATATAACCCTACATTGGAGAGTAATATATTTTTCTCTAATGATTAATATTTTGTTAGTTTATTCCCTATGTTTCATACATTTTTTATCAATTTGGATGCTTTGCCCCTTTTCGTCCTGTGGGACTATATTTAAAATACAACGCGCTTTCTTTCCATATAACGGTTCAGTGCATCCCTTTTCCTTTCTGTTCTTTTGGGTCTTTATTTCTGAATATTTAAATACTTTTGGCTTCTCGTCTACACATCTTGACCTAAAATGCTCATAACGTTCTCTAACATCACAATATGTTAAGTTGGATTTCTTTTTAAGCATTCTATTAATCAATTCATGTAAATTATATATGTAACGTGAAAATGTATCTCTAGACTTCATAACATTCATAGTTAAAGGTAAATGTTTAAAATTTGTTTTTAAGTTTTTACGACACGCGCCACACGGTAATACATTTTGCAATGAAAGCACAAAATTCCTATAGTATTTTTTTTGTTCTATACTAGGACTAACTGGATAATTAAAACTTATAGTATGAAGTGTATGCCAAACGGCAGGCCCCCAGACTGATGTTAAGAACCCGTCTCCTGAATAGAAATCACCTTTTTTAAAAACCCGTTGCTTTTTTGTTTTTCCATTAGACGGTCTATTTTTACGAGTCTTTGTCATTTATATTATAACTATAAAAAATAAAATATAAATATATTTTAATGACTTCGTCTTCTACAATGGTTGTTGAATTTGCCAAATCAACTCAAAATGTATGTATGTGTCTTGGTATATCAATATTTTTTATTATTTTGTTTATGATGACACCTCTTAATTCATTTTTATTATCCTCTATATTTGGTAAAGTAATAATACTAACGCTTTTAGGATATACTCTATATTATAATCTAAGTCAAACTAACAAATTCTCCAATAATTTTAATATTTCTTTAACAGCTGGTAATTGGGACGTATTGAAAACAAATATAGTTTGCAGTTATGTATTTTCTTTATTTTTGTTAGTTCTTATGGTTTCAGTCATCAGAAAGATATTTTGATTTAGTTGTTGTGCCTTTTAATGGTTCTTTAGGAGGATTAATATTAACACCTTTGTATTTCGCTATGTAACCTAGGCGTATATTATATAGTTTCTCATTATATGTATGTTCGTTTTTACAGTCAGCTCTTGAAATAATAATAAGTCTTCCTTCTACGTCTCTAACTAACATAATTTAAATGTCATTTAAACTTTATATTCGTTTAAATGATATTGTAATTTATTCTTATTTAATATATATAATGAACATTCCTACTACTTCTACTATTAAACCTATAAATTCTATGGGTGGATTTAACGTTTTAAAAACAGGTGGCACTCCATCTCTAATGCAAAGAGCTTCTGATTTTATGAACTGGAAAACCCTTGCAATAATTATTGTTGTTATAGTTTTGATTATTTTTGCTTATTATACTTACAAACAATACGCTGATACACAAACAGCATTTAAGGCAAATAGAGAACACGTTCCAAAAGACCAGAATTCAAACAAAACAGCTACATTAATGTTATTTTTTGTTGATTGGTGTCCTCATTGTAAAACTGCTAAACCTGAATGGGAAACATTGAAGTCACAATATGACGGTAAAGCTATCAATGGTTACACAGTTTCTTTTATTGAGCATAATTGCACAAATGAATCGGACGAAGTTAGTCAATTAATGGATAAGTATAATATTGAGGGATATCCTACAATTAAATTATTAAAGGACAATCAAGTAATTGAATATGATGCTAAGCCCACCAAATCAACTATGGAGCAGTTTTTAAATACTGTGCTATAATTAAGTTTTATAAATATTTACAACCAATATAAATATTTACAACCAATATAAAGATTAGAACTTATTTACTATTATATGGGTTCTTATTTATCAAATAATAATAATAATAATAATAATAATAATAATAATAATAATAATTATACAGACTTTTTTACATCATTATCTGATTCAAAAATAGAACAAATAAGAAAATCATATAAAGTAATTGATGTTCCTTATTTAGACCCCATAAAAGTTAAATATACAATGTTCACAGATGAATATTTTCAAAATAATCCTGGAAAAGAAGAAATAATAAATAATATGTTGGATTTTTATTTATCCCAGCCTATTTATAAAAAAACAGATTATTTATGTAACGAAAAAGAAAAAATCTGTATTTGTAATACACACGCAGAAGATTTTAGAAAAATATATGATGAACAAAATTATAAGCCAGGTAATAAATATATCAGTTGGATAAGACGAAAGAAAGACCATTTTTAGGTGGTTGAATTGTTTTTTGTAGATAAAAAAGTTAATGCATCATCTTCACCAATTTTAAAAAATTGTCGTCGTAATTCTTGATTTTGTATTGATTCTTTAATAGAATCTAATGTTAACGGGTTATCTGTTACAAAACATCTAACAGTATTATCGATGTTTTCCATTTTAATGGTGTCTCTTATATAATTCATTGAATTAATTGACATGCAAATTACATATTCTAATAAAGAAGAATCGGATGTTACTTCTACATTAGAGAAATTATCAGTTTCCTTGTTATAGGAACTTTTAATGCCAAGTATTTCATCTTTGTTAGTATGGTCTCTTAAGCATTGGTTCAAGGGGTAATTACACAATATACCGCCGTCAATATAGCAACAGTTATCGACAATAGTTGGCATAAATATTCCGGGCAAAGATGAAGACATAGTTAATGCTTGTAATAGTCCAAGGTCAGGATGTGTGCTATGAGACAGTTCAATCGTTTGAAATTTATTCAATTCAAAAGAAAAAATATGTAGGTCAATTTTTGAGAAATCATAAAATTCCTTTAAAGTAATATTCAATGTCATGTCTTTTGCCTCTAACAATGGTTTAAAGATGATTTCAGCCAATTTTTTATCGAAGAGGCCTTTGTTATAATATGAATCAAAAATTTGTTTAGGGTTAACTTTGAAAGCATCGTGCCACGGTCTCTCGATAATATATTTTGTAAGAGTTTCCCAATCATATTTTAAACATATAAAAGCACCAATAATTGCGCCGATAGATGTGCCGTAAATGGTTTCGATATCATCTAAGTGCCAAAACCCGTCTTGTTCTAATTTTTGTAAAGCGCCTAAGTATCTAAATCCTAAAGGACCGCCGCCACTGATAACTAAATGTTTGATAGGCATAATTAATAATACAAATAATATTTAATTTTTTTTTATTACAATGTTTTAAATGGCAAATATTTTTACATTAGAGAATTTCGCAGAGTTCTCTGAAAAGCTGAATATAGATGATTTGTATGAAAAGAAGCGCCAAGTAGACCTGAACAAGTTGGAATTGTTTAAAAAAATATTAAATCGTATTCATATAAGAATTAAGACGGTTGCAAAACAAAGTGTTCATGAAAAGTTTTGTTGGTTTGTTGTTCCAGAAATAATAATAGGTGTGCCAAAGTATGACCAGGCTGGATGTATAGCATATTTAATGAATACATTAAAAGACAATGGTTTTAATGTGAGGTATTTTCATCCTAATACGTTATTTATATGTTGGGACCATTGGGTGCCGTCATATGTAAGAAACGAGATAAAAAAGAAGACTGGTATAGTTATAGATGAATATGGTAAAAAGGTAGAAGATGAAATAAATGAAGAGGAGGATGAAGAAGTAGCACAGCAAGGTTCAGTGCAGCAAATAACTAACAGTAAAAAATACACTCCAATAAATTCGTATAAACCGTCAGGTAAGTTGGTGTATAGTGAAGACCTGTTGAATAAAATAGAAACAAAGATAAATTAATATATATTAAAAAAGGACTTAAAGACGAAATGGATAGTTTCTCCTTTTTCTCTTTAAGTTAAAAATAGGATAATATATATAAAAGTGAAAAGTGAAAACAAAAGTCCGGGGGGTTTTGAAAAATGGACATTTTTAAAAATGTCCAAAAATGAAAACCTGAGAAAAGTCTTGAAAAAGGGTGCTTTTTTAGCACTTTTAGACCATAATGCTCTCATTTACAAAAATAATGAGAATTATTTTGTGATTGTAAAATTTTATTATTATTTATAAAAAGCATTTAGGCATTTTTTATATTTCCATATAATATATAAATGGAAACAAAAAAATTCCAAAAAAATGCCGAATTATATTGCGAATTATGTGATTTCGTATGCTATAAAAAAAGTAATTATAAAATTCACTGTCACACCAAAAAACATATGCTTCGTGTCAATGGAAATGAAATGGAAACAACGGAAATAAAAACACATGCCTGTAAATGTGGTAAAATATATTCCACTAATTCTGGATTATGGAAACATTCTAAAACATGTAATTTTAAAGATAAAACAGAGGAAACTGAAACTATTACATCGTCAAATGAAATTCAAGAGCTTAAAGAGATTATGAAATACTTAATGAAAGAAAATTCAGAGATGAAAAATATGATGATGGCTCAAAATACAGCTACACAAAATATGATGATGGATGTAATTAAGACTGGAACCCATAATAACACTACAAATAATAATTCACATAACAAAACATTTAATTTAAATTTCTTTTTAAATGAAACATGTAAAAATGCATTGAATATAAATGAATTTGTTAGTTCAATCAAAGTATCATTAGATGATTTGGAAAATACAGGAAGGCAAGGTTATATTGAAGGTATATCTAGTATAATATTAAATAAACTAAAAAATTTGAATCATTATGATAGACCAATTCATTGTGCAGACCATAAACGGGAAATATTATATATTAAAAACGATAATCAGTGGTTCAAAGAAACCGAAGACAAACCTCTTTTAACAAAAGCAATAAAAACAATTGCTAATGAAAATATAAAACAAATAAAAACATGGAGAGATAAAAATCCTGAATGCACAGACTCTGATTCAAAGAAGAATAACTTGTATTTAAAGATTGTTAGTAACTCAATGAGTGGAACAGACAAAGAAGAGTGTGATAAAAATATCAACAAAATTATTAAGAATATTGTTAAGGAGACTATCATTGATAAATAATAAAATATACATAAAATTGTATTTGTTATATTTATTATTTATGTAATATATATGACTACAAGAAAAAACAAATTAAATGGAAATGGAACAAAAAAGTGTAGACCAAGACAAAACGAATTAAAAGTATTGTGTCAACAACATGCAAATACTTTTAATCAGTTTGAAGAAGAATATGAAAAAAACTTTAAAGCAAGTTTGAAAGAGGAAAATGACAACATTGAATCTAAATTGGTCAAAATGTTTAAAACTCCTTTTACACCAAGTAAATACAAAGCTCAAGACGATTATTATACATATATTAATTATCAATGGTTATCCGATACTACAGAAGAACTAAAAACTAAACTAAAATATTATGTCCAAGTTGACAGTTTTAGAGTTACGCAAGAAAAAGTTTATTACGAGTTAATTGATATTGTAAAAGAATATATCAAAAAAAACACATCTAGAAAGGCAAAGGCGATTAAGAGTGTTTACGAATCTTTGTATAATTTAGACGATAAATCAGCGGAAAGATTTGTTAAATATTATACTGAACTAACAGACGAAAGAATTGCAAGTGGTGATATATATCAAATTTTAGGAGGGCAAAACAGGAACGAAATAATATCATGGGGATGCCCTCTAGTTTGGACAGTATTAAAAGACGAAAAGAATGTAAACATATATAGGTCCACTATTTCGGCCCCTCAACTAACAATTTACGATTATGAAATATATATCGAAGATACAAAAGATGACCAAGTAACCAAAAAATACAAGAAGGAGTTTAAAACAAGATATTTAGAATTTATAGCCGAAATGTTTGATTTATGCTTGGGAAAAGACCACGACTTAAAAAATACCGATGTTTGGGATTGTGAATATGAATTGTTGAGTGCGTTAGGTTGCGATAGCATAAAAAACGATGACCTAGATGGCTACAACGTGGTTACAAAATCCAAGGCACTTAAAAAATATAGATTCGACTGGGAAAAAATGGCAAAGCAAATCGGATATAAAGATAAAGACATTCCAAATAACTTTATTTGCACAAGCACTAATTATTTAAAATGTGTGATGGATATATTATTGAAAGAAGATGCATGGAAAAGTAAAAAATGGAGAACATATTATTTGTATATTAGTTTCAGACAGATAATGAGATTTCACAGCAAATGGAAGCAAGCATATTTTGAATTTCACGGAAAATTTATAAAGGGTCAACCGGTTTCTTATCCAAAAGAAATATATCCTGTTTTTGGACTATCTCTATGTTTTAATACATTTTTAACAAATGAATACATCGATAGAAATAAGAAGCAACAGTATATTGATTATACACATAATATGGCAGCTGATTTACTTACAGTTTATAAGAGAATAATTAAACGTAATACGTGGTTATCCCCAAAAACTAAAAAATATGCTTTATTGAAATTAGAAAATATAAAATTAGAAGTAGGAAGCCCAAAATTATTAAGAGAAGATATAATTTTAGATTATAGCAGCACAGAAGCATATCAAAATTTAAGAAAGGTGGCATATTGGAGAACAAAGCGTCTAATTGAATTAGATGGTAAATCATCTGATGTAGACATTCCGATAATAGACTGGGAGGAGTTTAAAATGGTTGGTAAACAATCCTACATAGTAAATGCGTATTATACTCCAACCGAAAATTCTATTTATGTTCCTTTAGCATATTTACAGAAACCATTTATTGATTTAGATGAACGAGGCATTGAATACAATTTGGCTCATATTGGATATACTTTAGGACACGAGATGTCACATTGTTTAGATGATTTAGGAAGTAAATATGATGAAAAGGGTAATTTGCATAACTGGTGGACAACACAAGACCGAAAAAAGTTTAATGCAAAAGTAAACAATGTAATTAAGCAATATGAGCAATTTGCTGGGTATGATGGAATAAAAATGGATGCAAGTTTAAGCACTGGAGAAAATCTAGCAGATATTTCTGGTTTAGCAATTTGTGAAGAATATTTAAGAGATTTCCAAGATAAGAATAGTGATATAGTTCCAATTCGTGCGTTATCGTTCCACGCATTCTTCGTTTATTTAGCCATACAGGCAAGACAAAAAGTATTTGATGAGGCTGTAAAAGCTCAATTAAAAACAAATCCACATCCGATGGACAAATACAGAACAAATTGTCCGTTGGCTCGTTTAGAATTGTTTAGAAGTCTTTACAATGTTAAAAAGAAAGATCAAATGTATTGGAGTTCTACGGATACTATTTGGTAGAATAGAATAAAATAAAATAAATTAATTTAGAACATTTAGTTTTTAATACATTATTTATTTTTTTTCTAAAAGTATTATATAAATGAGCACCAGAACTCGAACTCAACGCCGCGGACAACAACGCGGCCAAACACAACAACGCGGCCAACAACAACAGGGAGGCCGAAGACGCAGCCGCACTCAACGCCGTGGACAACAGCGTGGCCAAACACAACAACGTAGACAACAACGCGGTCGCACTCAACGCCGTGGTCAACAACAACAACGCGCTTAAATATTAAGCGATAATTAATTAATTAATTAATAAAATAATAACTTATGGTAATAACTTATTATTTTTTCTAAAAGTATTATATATAATGGCTACTCGTCGTCGTTCTCAATCTAGATCTTCCCGTCGTGGTTCTTCCCGCACAAGAAAACAGGCCGCTACCCGCGCAATAAAGCGCAGTGCTGCCCAGGCTGCCTCTCGTGGTGCCCAACAGGCTAGAAGTGCTGCCCAACAGGCTTCTCGTGCTGCTCAAAGAGCTGCTCAGGCTGCCCGTGGTGCTTCTGCGACTCGTGCTGCTCAGGCTGCTCGCTCTGCCACTAGAGCTGCCACCAGAACTGCTCAGGCTGCTGCCCAAGCTGGCCGTGCTGCTCAAAGAGCTGCCCAAGCTGGCCGTATGTAAATCTAAAATTACAACATTTACTAATTATACAGTCATAATCATCATATAAATATTTATATTATCAATAAATAATATAAATGGCTAAAAAAACAAGAAAACAATGTAAAAAAAATAATACGAAATGTTTAGAAAAACAAAATAGAGATGCAAAAAAGGCTACACAGATTAAATGTCGTATGAAAACATGTAGAGCTAAAAAGTATCAGTCAGTGTACGGGTCTGTGGGAGGGTCAGTAAGGTCAAATAGAACATACTTTTTTTAGATTATTTATAAAAGTGTCTATAAATAATCGGCTTATAGTAAACTTATGCGTGGCGATTTGTTAGTTTACGGCAATAAGATACTCTGCGACCACGCATTGTGCGCTTGCAACCATTCTTACGTCTGCAAGTGGTAAATGTTTTTCCACGGCAAGGAGAGGCTTTAACGCGGGCACGATAAATCTGTTTACGAGTTCTACGCATACTACGAGTTTGCATTTATATAGTATATAAATATTTTTTTATTTCTTTTATATTTATTTTAAATTCCTAAAATAAATTTAATATCTATATTTTCTAGTTTTTCTACTTTTTTTTCTCATACTCTTTCCTCTTTTACGCATAGACTTTCTAGAACGTTTTTTTCCTGCTTTTTGAATAAGACCATATGGATTTTCATTTCCAGTAAAATTTAAATTTTGACCATTATATAAAGGACAGTTAGCCATTATAAACTATAGTTATATTTTATTTTCTGTAGGTATTTGAGGAGTTACTGGTTTATTTAATACATCTTCAGGAATTGTTTGAACCACCTGTTCGTCTTTCTTAATATCCGTTAATTGTTTTTCTACTTCTTCCTTCTTTTCAATAATTTTTTCTTCTACTTTTTCTTTAATTTCTTGCACTTCAGCTGGAATAGGAACTGTTTCTTCTGTTACTAATTTATCGGACATTTTATTCAAGCTGTCTATTTGATTTTGAGCTGTTTCAAAAATCTTTGAATCAACAATTGCTTCATATAGATTTAAACTATTTACATAATCTACTTCACATGTTAAATATAGTTTAATAATTAATGCTCTTGTTTCTACGACAATGTCTTGTAATTCATCTTCTTTTAAAGAGGGTGTAACTCGTATTTGTTTTTTGCCAGTTTGGGGGTCAACTGTATAAACGAATAACTTATTTATGATTGTCAATAGAACTTGCTGGTTTTTGTTTGCAGTAACAATCATTTTTTTCAAATTTTCAGCATATTTCTTGATTAAATTATTACTTAATGGGCCTCTTACGGTTTTTCTGAATTTTGGGTCATCGCCTTTACATTGTTCCATATTATGATAATCCCTTAATTTGATATCACTAAACTTGGTTATGTTAGCGGGCAAGTCTGGTTTACCGGAGAATACATTGTAAAATATTTTTAAATCTTCTTGAAATATTTTCTGTGTTTTTGGAGTCATCCCTGTAAATTTCCCCATTTTATAATCATAATTATCGTCATAGTATAATTCCATTAATTCAGGAATTCCAGGTTCATCCTCCAGTGTCTTCTCTTTGCCATCATCTCTAATGTTGAATTCGCAAACTTTTGGACTTATTGTAATTTCTCCTTTTTCGTCAGGGTCTAATGAATATTTATTTTTTAAAGAGTTAATTCGATTGTCACAGATATTCAATTTATAAATATCTCTAGGAGTGTTAGCAGGTATTTTGCCTTTTTCATATAAAGTCGCTCTAACAGTTTTACCTTCGGTATCTTTGTATACATAAACAGGGTTAATTGTAGTAACTATAGCGGCAAAAATATGGGCAATTTTGATGTAAAATTTAGCAATACTTAGACACATACGTTTCTTTTTAATGGAATTTTTAACGTCTAATTTATCGAGAGCATCTCTGTCAAAAAATATAACTTTATCTTTATCAATTTCATTCACTTCAACACCATTCTTTATACGTTGTGCTAAATAAGTTATTTCCATATCAGTGAAGTATCGGTCAATAATGTCAGATGTAAGTATGACCATTTTATCACAATATTCTTTATCATAAAGTTTTCTTAAGCTTTTGAAATCCATTGTTAGAATGTAATAAGTTGCTATATAGTCTAAAATTTGAGAAATAGATTTAGGTTTTAATTCATCAGATGTTTGTTGATTATTTGTAGTAGAAGTTTGGTTTCCCATATAATATACATTTAAAAAAGTATTTAACCAAAAAATGCAAAATCAACATTATCCATAAAATAAATAAAATTGATTTAAAAATATATTTTCTAGATTAAACAGTAATATAAGATGAACAACGAAAGAAGTAAAAAAAATAAAGAAAATAGTTTTACAAGTTTACATGACAAGGCTAAGCTCTGGAATGTTTTTGAAACTGAAGTTATAAATCCCGATAAACCCAAAGAACCATTAGAGTGTTTATATAGAGCTATAGGTGATAGGGAAAATTGTGAAAGATGTCAGTATTCTTTAGCATATTCTGATGAAGGATTTTTAACGTGTACTAATAATAAATGTGGTATTATTTACAAGGATATGTTGGACCAAAGTCCCGAATGGAGGTATTATGGTGCAGATGATAATCAAAGCTCAGACCCAACTAGGTGTGGAATGCCAATTAATCCATTATTGGAAGAATCGTCTTTCGGTTGTAAAGTTCTGTGCATTGGTAAATCGTCATACGAAATGCGTAAGATAAGACGATATACTGAGTGGCAATCAATGCCATATAAAGAAAAATCACAATACGATTCGTTTCAATTGATTACCACTTATGCTAATAATGCCGGAATATCGAAAAAGATAATTGATGATGCTATTTTGTATCATAAAAAAATATCAGAATATGAACAAACTTTTAGAGGAGATAATAAAGATGGGTTAATGGCAGCGTCTATTTACATATCATGTAGAATAAATAATTATCCTAGAACGGCCAAAGAATTGGCGACGGTATTTAATTTGGATGTTACTAGCGCAACACAAGGATGTAAAAATGCACAAACAATTTTAAACATCTTGGAAAAAGATATGGCTAATAAAGATAAGACTTCATTTTGTAAAACAAAACCAGAGGACTTTATTGAAAGGTATTGTAGCAAATTGAACATAAATTCAGAGCTAACTAAATTATGTCAATTTATCGCTATAAAAATTGAGAAAAGAAATTTGATGCCTGAAAATACACCACATTCAATTGCTGCAGGAATAGTATATTTTATAGCACAATTGTGTAAATTGAATGTTTCAAAAAGGGAAGTGAAAAATATAAGCGAAATTTCCGAAGTGACTATTAACAAATGTTTTAAAAAACTAGAGAAACTTACAGAAGAGTTAGTGCCCCCGGTTATTTTGACTAGATATTCTCATATATCTTCTGCATAAATATCTTTATATATAATTTAATAAATAGTTTTTATTTTGACATCATTTATAGTCTTACTAATAAATTCAACAACTGTAAATAGAGTTATAATAAATAATTGATGTAAATATGGAAAAACTAATAGAAACATACAAATAGCTAGAAATGGTTCATGTTCGCTTTTAAAGTAGTAAGGCATAGTCATTATTAGAATGTTACTTTAAATGGTTTTGTAAATTTCTTTGTTACCTAGGTTTGTTAACTAGGTTTATTAAGTGGTTTATATTTTGTAATTTATATTTAGAAATTTACTCTGTATAATTCGTAATCTTTATAATAAAATAATACTTTATGTATTTATATGTCACACGTTCCAAAAATTGTATTTGTTGTTCCTTACAGAAATAGACCACAACATAAATTCTTTTTTTCAAATTATTTAACAACAATTATGGATGGAAGAGATGATTATGAAGTATATTTTTCACATCAATGCGATGCTCGTTCTTTTAATAGAGGTGGAACGAAAAACATAGGGTTTTTAGCTGTTAAAAATAAATATCCGAATAACTATAAAGATATTACATTTGTATTTAATGATATTGATACAGTGCCATTTGCGTCAATTTTTGACTACGAGACGGTTCCAGGAATAGTTAAACATTTTTATGGTTTCAATTATGCGTTGGGTGGAATAGTAGCACTAAAGGGTTCTGATTTTGAAGCGACAAATGGATATCCTAATTTTTGGGGATGGGGTATGGAAGATAATGTGTTGCAAACTAGATGTGAAAAGATAGGGTTAAAAATTGATAGAAGTCAGTTTTTCCCTATTGGTAGTCCGAATATATTACAGTTATTCGATGGAGTGTCACGTATTATAAATCGCAAAGACCCGTGGAGAGCAACACACGATGATGGTATTGATGGAATAAGAACAATTCATAAATTAGATTATACCATAGATATGGAATCTACCAATCCGTTAGATAATGTTCACGTAGTTACATCTAACAAAGTATTTATGGTTAATATATCAACATTTATGACGGGCACTACATTTGAAACCGACAATTATTTTAAATATGATTTAAGAGAACCACCGCGAAAAATAATTCATCCAAATAAAATAAAAACCCAAAAAATAGATAATATTAAAGATGACTGGACAAATATACCATTTTATCCGACTGCTGAAAGGAAAAAGGAAATGATACAACAATATGGTGAAAAAAAAGCAAATGAAATTATCGAATATAGTTATACAAACTCAGTAGACCCAACAAAAGAAGTAATACCACCTTCTCCACCACATAATATGAATAATATGAATAATATGAATAATATGAATAATATGAATAATATAAATAACAATATACAACAACAATTAATAAAAATACAAAAGTATAATGAAGCTATGAGAGAAATGAATTCAAATAACAGAATAATTCCTCAAAACGTAAATAAATTTTCTCCGGCTTATTCTAGAATTATTGCGGCAAAACCCAAAGCAGCCATATCTGCAAATATACGACTAGGAGGAGTTTATCGTTAAAATATATTCGTAAACATTATAAAAATATTATGTAACTAATTGTTATAATGTCTATTATAAGTTCTATAGATGATATTAAGCACGCTTTTTATATTAATTTAGAACATCGCGTTGATCGAAAAGTTCAAGTTGAAGAAGAATTGAAAACCATAGGAATAAAAGCAGAAAGATTTAACGCAATTAAAATGGAAAATGGCGCAATTGGTTGTAGTATGAGCCATCTAAAAATATTACAAGATGCTGTAGCTAATAAGTTAGACCATTTATTGATTGTAGAAGACGATATTACATTTTTGAAACCAGAAGTATTTAAAACGCAAATCAATAAATTTTTTGAATTACACGGTAACAATTGGGATGTTATTTTGTTAGCTGGAAATAATATGCCTCCATACAAACCAATTGATGATACTTGTATACAGGTTTCTAAGTGTCAAACGACTACAGGATATCTAGTAAACGGTCATTATATTAAGGTTTTAATGCAGAACGTTAAACTAGGAGTAACAAATCTAATAAGTAAACCAAGCCAGCATAGCACGTTTGCGATTGATAAATTTTGGTTTATTCTACAACAAGCAAGTAGATGGTTTTTAATAACTCCATTAACAGTAGTTCAACGTGAAGGTTATAGTGATATAGAAAAACGCGTAATAAGTTATGAGCACATAATGAGAGATAAGGATAAATTTTGGTTGTTTAACTCTGTAAAACAACAAAATGAAATTAGAAGACAAAATGAAATTAGAAGACAGAATGAAATTAGAAAACAAACTATAGGTAAAATGGATTTACTCTTTAAATAATATCAGTAAAATATTTGTTAGTTTGGATATTAAAAATATGGGTTTTTAATGCACTATCTAAGTTTAATCCAATCGCATAATCCTCTAAGTATTCCTCTTCAATTAATTTTCTTTTGGTAATTAATTGTTGAACAGCTAAAGCAGATAATAAATAAAAACGTCCACTGCAATATTTGGTTTGTAAAACAGGTAGATGTTTTGGTAATTCCGGATGAATTGTATGGTATTGGCTTAAATACGGTTTATCAACATTGATAATATGTCCTCCATAATGAATTTGAGGTACTTTATGTGAGACTAAATCTTTAATGGTGGTTAAAAATCGAAGATTATTTAAATTTTGGTCATCATCGGTTTTAAAGATATACTTAAAGGTGTATTCTTTATTGATGGCGGCATATGCTGCAATAACTTTTTTAGGTAAAGAGTTATAATCATCAAGAACTTTGACATATAGTATATTTTCTTTAAATTCGAAAAGATATTCTGTTTCGAGTTCAGGGTCTCCAATAATATGAAAGTAAGGCATTAATGTAAAATTATTGAGCCAAGTATCTTGTTGTTTTAAAGCCTTATATCGGTATTTTTTACAATTAAAAATAAGTAAAATAAAGTCAGAAACGATTGATAACATAATAAATACATAAATAATAATTTTAAGTATTTATACATAAAAAATAAATATAATAATACTAATAGTAAATGAACTTTATTTTTAAAAATAATCAAACCAAAATTGTGAGGGAAACTCCAAAATTGGTAACATTTTCAACGTGTTGGTACATATTAAAATCAAAATTTTCTGCAAATATATATTGTAAATGGATAAGTAATTTATTATCAATTGTAAAAAATTTTAATTTGGTTATATACACAAACACTGAATCATATGAATATTTATTACCCTTAATAGATAGTTCAAATACTAACATCAAGGTAATATTTAAACCAATGGAGGAATTTTACACATATAAATACAAAGGACACTGGATAAAAAACCATGAAAAAAGCAATATGGAATTACACAAACACACAGACTGGAAGTTAAATATGTTATGGAATGAAAAGATATTTTTTGTGAATGAAACAATAAAAAATAGATACTTTAATTCTTTGTATTATGGCTGGTGTGATATAGGTTATTTTCGAAACAGACCAAATGATATACATACAACATATTTGAAAAACTGGCCTAATCCGATAAAAATGTTAAGCAGAAATTTTATGAATAGGTATATTCATTATGCTTGTGTTCAAAATGAAGCAAAAATACTAGAACGGTTATCAAATGATATTAAAATGCATTATAAAAATAAGTTGGAGACCCCTCCAACCATAAAATATACCGAAAACTGTTTTGCAGGTGGTTATTTTATTTTGAGACCAGAAGTAGCTGTAAATTATATGAAAATATATGAAGAAAAACTGAATTATTATTTTACAAATGATTATTTTATAAAGGATGACCAAACAATCATTATGGATATAATATTTACAAATTCTAATATGTTTTATATACACACAGAGAACGATATTAGATATGATAATTGGTTTATGTTTCAACGGTTGCTTCTTTAAGCCCGTTTTATATATAATATATTATTCGTAAACGAACTTAAAGGGCTTTAAGCCACTTTATAAATAATATATAAAACTAACTTAAAGAAATTGGGATCCAACCCTCCGGAAACAGGTCGCTCGTATCGTGTCCTGCTTTTGTTCCAAACCACGTTTCTGGATAACATACTGTTTTACCAATATTACTATTTAAATAAGCTCCCCACCAACTAAATGAACTGTTTGCAATTATATTATCTTCACATAAACTCATTAATAACATTTGTTCCCAATCTGATAACAAAGGATTTGCTCTTTGAAATTTTAAAAAAGGGAACTTTGTTTTTAAATGCGTTATTGTGGATTCCACTTCAGATAAATCTTCGTTTTCACAAAAATATAGAACCTTTTGATTATATTGTATTGTATTATATTCTAATGTGTTAGTTTGTTGTTTAATTAATATACTTGTTAAAGCATTTACATAATATTCATTACTTAAAATGGGATGTATATCCGGATACTTTTTATAATCACCTAGCCTAAAATGCATTGAAATTATATTATCATTATCAAAATCAATCTCATCCTTCACTTTGTTTCTTACTATAAACTTTTTTAGATTTATCTTTATTAATTTACAAATTCCCTCTTTATATTTTGAAAAATATAACGGACTTTGAAAATAACCAACTAACATTGTCCCATAATTCTTATCTAAATTTTCCGGAAGTTCTATATAATTAAACCCTTCCTCTCTAATAAACATTAATTGTGGTATTTGATTGATATTCTTTAAAAATGGCGTCAACTCTTTAAAAAAACTATCCCAATATGTATATCTTATGATTACTCCATTTTCACCATTTCCCAATTGATGGTTGTTTAAAAAGAAAAATGAATTATTATATCTCAATGCATATGCAATTGTAGTGAATATTTGAAATAATTGGTTTCCTAAACCTCCTTGTAACTTACAAGTTATCATATTAAATATATTATTTATTTTAATATATTTAACTTCTTATTTTTTACTATTTAATATATGTCTCAAATAAAGATGTTTACCTACATCTTTTATTGGATGATATAAACAGGTTTTATTTACATTTGCTTCATTCCAATCAAAAATGTATCTTATAGTTTTTAATTCATCCGGTTGAAAATATGTCAATTTATTGTGACTTACAATTGTTGGAAATAGTGCCTCTATAAAAAACAAACATTTGTTCTTTTCTACATATTTACCTATTCCACTTAATACATTTTTTGATAATCTTGTA